GAATAGGGAAGCCGGCCCTGAATTTGTACTCTCTGCTATGAGAGAGACTACCGAGAATATGATGGCCATATTTGGGGATCGTTGGTATGGAGAACTACAGTGGAACAATATACCTGAACAGCACGAATTAAATAAATATATCATTCAGATGCATGAAGAGTATGGCATTAGCCTCATTTCCACCGCGGACAGCCATTATCCAAATCCAGATGCTTGGGTTCACAGAGAGATGTATAAGAGATTGGGATGGCTAGGCAAATCTTCCCGACCAGAGTATATGTCTGACGAATTGCCAGAGTCAATTGAAGAAATTGGCTACGAACTATATCCAAAGAATGGCGATCAAATGTGGGAGAGCTATAAAAAATACACTAAGGAGTGTGGAGTAGAATATGACGATGTTCTTGTTAAAAAATCAATAACTAACACCCACCGGATCGCCCATGATCTTATTGAAAACTTCATCCCAGATACAGAAGTGAGACTTCCAGACTTTGTTGTGCCCCCTGATTCCACTGCAGACGAAGCCCTTCACAAGTATGCCCTTGAGGGCATAAAATCAATGGGCCTAATCCATAGAAAAGAGTACACAGACAGGCTGACGACAGAACTTGATGTTATCGCTGAGCGAGGGTTCAGTAAGTATTTCCTCACGATGAAGGCAGTGGCCGACAAATCAAATGAGGTGATGTTTACTGGCCCGGGCCGCGGATCTGCTGCTGGTTCGCTAGTCGCTTATGTCCTCAAGATCACACAAGTAGATCCAATTAAGCACGGCCTTCTATTTGAGAGATTTTTGAGGAAGGACGCTACTGACTATCCAGATATTGACTTTGATGTAAGTGAGCCGATGGAGATCAAAGAACTTATGATGGAGGAGTGGGGAAGAACAACGGTTGTTCCAATCTCAAATTACAATACTCTACAGCTTCGCTCGCTTATTAAAGATATTTCGAAATTCTATGACATACCCTTTACGGAAGCAAATTCAGTAACTTCAAGAATGATTCACGAAGCAACCCCGGCAGCCAAGAAGAAGCATGGTATTAAGACGGGCGTGTATATACCCACTTTCGAGGAAGTTATGGAGTATTCTGCAAGTCTTCAAACTTTCTTTATAAAATATCCTGACATCAAGGTGCATGTAGAAGCTTTATATGGCCAGGTTCGGTCTGTCAGCCGGCATGCCGGAGGAGTTGTTATCGGCGAAAACTTAGACCGACATATGCCGCTTGTTCAGAGCGGCGGGGTACTACAGACGCCATGGGCAGAGGGTCAGAACGTCAGGCACTTGGAGCCTCTTGGATTCATCAAGTTTGATGTGCTTGGTCTTTCAACTCTACGTATGCTCGAAGGCGCCGTAGGGCATATTTTAAAGCGGCATCATAATATTGAGAGTCCAACTTACGAGCAGATCCGAGAGTTTTACGATAAAAATCTCCATCCCGACGTTATGGACTTTAATGACAAGAATGTTTATGAGAATATTTTTCAAAAAGGACACTTCGCTGGGATCTTCCAGTTCACCCAAAAAGGCGCCCAGGGATTCTGCAAAAGAGCACAGCCCAGCAATCTTATTGACCTCTCTGCTATCACGAGTATTTATCGGCCAGGCCCTCTTGGTGCTAACGTTGACAAGTCCTATGTAAAAGCGAAGAAAGACCCGTCAAGTGTCCACTATGTTCATCCTATTGTGGAGCAAATCACAAAAGAGACATTTGGCTTTCTAATTTTCCAGGAACAGATCGCTCTACTAGCCCACAAGCTTGGCAAGAATATCTCTCTTGACGAGGCGAACTTGCTACGAAAGCTTCTTACAAAGAAAGGGACGGGCAAGGGAGCGACAGAAAAGCGCAAGATTGAAATCAAATTTCTTGACGGATGTAAAGAAAAGGGTATTGATAACACGACTGCTCGCCAACTCTGGCAAACTTTTGAGTACTTTTCGGGATACGGTTTCAACAAATCTCATGCTGTTTCTTATTCAATGTTGTCTTACCAATGTGCTTGGCTACTAAATTATTATCCGGCAGAATGGATGGCAGCTTTTCTTGACAAAGAGCCCGAGAACAAGAAAGAAGAGGCAATTAATATTGCTAAACAGGCGGGCTTCAGTATTAAATCACTCGATGTGAATACCTCTGGTACACAGTGGGAGATTAGTGAAGATGGCAAAACCCTTATTCAACCACTAACTTCTATCAAGGGACTCGGATCCGCCGCTGTCACTCAATTGCTAGCCAACAGGCCGTTCAACACTCCAGAAGAGTTCTTGTTTAACGAGGACATTATATATTCTAAACTGAACAAGAAGGCCTTAGATGTATTGTGTCGATCGGGAGCCATGGATGAGTTAATGGATGACAGGTTTGCTGGCCGAAAGCATTTTTGGTCAGCCTTAGCTGTTGATCGTCCAAAGAATCTTAAGAAGTTTCACGAGAATATAGAATTATATGAACCAGAGGGAGATTTTACCGATGAAGAAAAGATTGAGTATATTTCTTCGTTGACAGGTATCTTTCCCATTGACATGGTGATAGATAAAGATGTACAATCTAAACTCAATCATTATTGTGTCCCTCCGATCGGAGATTGGGATAATGATCTTGGAGTAGCTTGGTTTATTCCGAGAGAAGTTATAAAGAAGAAAACTAAGCACGGAAAGTCTTATTGGATTATTAAAGTAATTGATGCAACATCCTCGATGACCAGTATTAAGTGCTGGGGAGTGAAGGAGAAGGATAGTATCCAGCTTAACAGGCCTTATATGGCGAAGCTCGATTACAACGAGCAATGGGGATTTTCAACGAGATCAATGTATTATAATTTTAGGCTGTTGGGATAATGACAAGCGCAAGTAAAAAACTAGAAAGAAAGATGGCTAAGAGTAAAAAGAGGCAAGCCGAAAAAGATTTAAAACAAAAAGTAGGTATGTTCGACAAACTAGCAGATGAATGTTTGGTATGCGAAGAGCCCTTTGATAAAAAGTCAAAGGTGCATGCTCAAACTTGGTTTGTCACAGTCAGAGAAAAGCAAGGGACAGTAAATTTGTATTGTCCAGAGTGTTGGGAAACAGCACAAAGAGTTATTGAGAGTTACGGGAAACAAGGTGAAGTCGAATGACGCCCAAAGAAGAATATATACAACTTTTTAAGCAAATGTCTCAGATTTGTGAAAAAGAAGGCTGGGGAGACCCATTCAGTTATGCGAGAAGCAAAGAGATTTATGCAACTTGTGTATTGAATCACAAAGTGGCAGACACCTTCTCTGGGGCTGATGCCTTCAACCAAAGCGGAGAACCAGTGGAATACAAGTCGACAACTGCTCGAAATAACAAGGGGTCTTACACTGGCATTTCTGTACAGAGCACTTGGGAAGAGCAAAAGAAATACTTATTAAAAGAAAAGCTTGCAAAGTATCCCGAACACTATTATAATAGATTCCAAGACGGTGTATTAGTTGAAAGCTGGAAGCTGTCGGGAGAAAAAGTATATGAGCTTCTTTTACCAAAACTTAAAAAGAAGTTTCCCGACGTACTCAAGAAGAAAGATCCAAGGTTGAGTGCTAATATTTCCTGGAAAGAGATTCAACAATATGGAACAAGAGTGATATAGATGCCGAGAATTAAGTTACTACATAAAGAGGGCTTACAATTCTTGTCTGATATACCTGATAGTTCTATAGATTTAGTTTTAACCGATCCTCCATACGAAATTTCTCGGCCAACTGGATTTATTGCTAGTCAGGGCGAGCGAACTATCGAAAGATTTAAAATGAGCTATGAGTTCGGCGAGTGGGATGAGCGGACTACAGAACTTGCTCCTTTCATAAACGAGTTTTATAGAATATTATCTGACGGCGGAACAATGATTATGTTTTATGATTTGTGGAAGATCACTTCATTGTCGGAAATAATGAAGGCAGAGAAATTTAAACAACTTCGTTTTCTGGAGTGGTTAAAAACAAACCCCGTGCCCATTAATAGCAAAATTAATTATTTGACAAATTCAAGAGAGATTGCTTTGTCTGGCATAAAAAAGTCAAAACCAACCTTTAACAGCAAATATGATAACGGGATATACGAATATCCAATCTATCATAGTAAAGATAGGTTTCATCCAACACAAAAGAGTTTGCCCCTATTCGAGGAACTAATAGAAAAGCATTCTAACAGGGGAGACATGATTTTGGATTGTTTTGCCGGCTCGGCAACCACTGCTGTGGCAGCGATGAATACTGGAAGGAATTTCGTTGGATGCGAGATGAATAAAGAATACCATGAGAAATCAATAGAAAGAATTAACAGAAACGTGGAGGTTGATAATGATTCTTGAATTTCAGAAAACAAATGATGATGTAAAATCCCCATCCAGAGGGAACCCCTCAGATGCCGGCCTTGACGTATACGCACATTTACCGTCTGTTGCTGCCAACGGCGTAACAATTAGTCCAGGTTCCAGTTTAATGGTGTCGACAGGGCTTAAATTTGGTATACCTCACGGGTATATGTTGCAAGTTTGTAACCGTTCATCAATCGGCGCCAAGAAATCTTTAACAGTGGGCGCGCATATTATCGACTCAGGATACGAAGGCGAAGTCTTCATTGACTTGCACAACATTGGGAATAAAAGTCAAAAAATTAAAGACGGAGATAAAATCGCTCAATTAGTTTTAGTACCGGTAGTTCACTTTAGGCCATCTGAAAAGTCCGAAGGCTCGCTCTATGGAGAAGAAATTAGTATGTCTAGTAGAAAAGACGGAGCGCTGGGATCCACTGATAAAAAGCCATCCCTATCATCCATGGTTGATCGGAGACTTCCAGAATCTTTAAAAAATTATGTCCCAAGCGGATTTTAAAATAGGAAAAACTTATTTTCCTCTCTGCGAAAGGCACACAACTTTTCACAGAGGCTATAACAGCAAACCAATATTAACAGGATGCGAGATCTGTATGAGAGAAGAAAAAACACAATACGTCGATCACCCCGATCATTATAACGAGGGTATTGAAGTAATAGATTATATAGAATCTTGGAATATGGACTTTAATATGGGTAACGCTATAAAATATATCTCTAGACACAAACTAAAAGGAAAGCCATTGGAAGATCTTTTAAAAGCCAAGTGGTATGTAGAAAGAATGATCACTAATCTTCTGGAGAATGATGAAGTATAATCCAGTAATCAGGCAGTCACTATCTTTTGACGATATGTTGTTGGTTCCTAAATACAGCAATATAAAAAGTAGAAAAGAAGTTGATACGACAAACAGTTTAGGTGAGAACTTGAGCTTCACTTTGCCTGTCATTTCAAGTCCTATGGATACAGTGACGGAAGACAAAATGGCCAGCACCATGGCTAGCCAAGGTGGTTTCGGTATTATACACAGATATAATACGATGGAAGAGCAAGCAGAAATCTTAAAAAAGGTCGACGGAACGAAGGCGGCCGCCATTGGAATGACTGGCGATTACTTAGAACGAGCGATATTTTTATATAATGAGTCTGATGTTAATATACTGTGTGTTGATGTAGCGCACGGCCACCATGTTATGATGGAGCGCTGCTTGAAAGTACTTAAAGACAAACTCGGCGAGGATATACATATAATGGCCGGCAACGTCGCGACACTTGAGGGGTTTGATTCTCTTGCCGAATGGGGCGCGGACAGCATTCGAGTTGGTATTGGCGGCGGCTCTATCTGTTCTACAAGATTAGTTTCTGGCCATGGCGTACCGACTTTTCAAAGTATATTAGACTGTGCTTGTACCACATACGATGACGTCAAAATAATTGCAGACGGAGGCATAAAAACCTCCGGAGATATTGTAAAAGCATATGCCGCCGGAGCCGACTTTGTTATGATCGGCTCTTTGCTGGCAGGAACCAGCGACACCCCGGGAGAGGTATTTAGAAGTGCGGATAATAAGCAATATAAGGTTTATCGCGGCATGGCTTCGTCTGCAGCGCAAGAGGCCTGGAGAGGGAAATCCTCGTCCCCTGAAGGTATATCAACCACCGTCCCCTACAAAGGCAGGACCGAACCAATCTTAAAAAATTTGCACGGTGGCATAAAG